GTTGTACGCAGCGTATCCGAAAAACAGGATTACACCAGTAAACACGCCTACAAGCAACAGGGCTTTCACTAAATTACGACTCGTTTCTGGAGGTAATGTCGGCAAGTTGAGCTGCATGCAGTGCCTGCTCTCGTCGGTCTCGTCGAACTTGGAAATACAAATTGACAATAAAACCAAATATTGTCAGGGCAACGCCCATGATAGCGATCGTATCGTTGCTCGTTAGCCATCCGAGCACAGAAGTAACGCCACCGCTGGTCATACCTTTGGATGCGATTGAAGTCACGCTCGCCTCAACAGGATTCGAAGATTCCATTTGCCCCACCTCCTTAAATCAATTTCGCTAGAAAATTGCAAATGTTAGCGGCTTACTTCCACTCACCATCAATGATCGTGAGGAGTGCGCGCTTACCATTAGCGTATACCACACAATGGGTATTCAAACTGCTGTCAGGTCCTTTTTGGTACGCAAGTCTCCGAAAACTCGAGGTACCAACCTGGTAGTGACCTTCTTCGATCCCAGGTGCGTGTCTGTGTCCAGTGATGACTTTGACACCCAGACGCGAAAGATTTTTCAGGGAGCCTTTGGCTCCACCCGGTCCACGATTACCGTGCATTCCACATTCAATCCCTGAGACCTGGTAGCTCTCATCGGCTGCCAAGCAGCGGATATTGGAAAGACATCCGAGCTCTTTTACCCAATAGATGAAAGGGTCAATGTAAGCAGCACCGTTGGCTTCCATGCGAGTGCTCTCGAGCATGGCCTGAGCCGTCTTCAAGTAGAAGGGTGCGTTTTTGAGATCTTGCTTCCAATCAGCTCGAATGACCCATCGAGCTAGGAAGTCATGGTGGTTGCTCTCAACGATGATCGCATCTCGACCTTGAGCTCGAACATTCACAAATTCAACGACTTCTTGAATTTCTTCTTGAACGTCTTGCCGCTGAGCTTTGCGTTTTGCTTGAGAGATGAACGGGTTTCCAACTTCGTAGGGATTGACCGTCTCACCGTCTATAAGATCATGGAAGATCAAGACCTTGGGGTCTAGAGTATTCACGATACCTTTAGGGCCAAACGTAGCTTGGTCTACCAAAGGATCTGTGACACGAACATGAGTATCACCCATGACTAGGGCGAGTGCAGGTTGAGCATGTAATATACTATTGGGAGTATATTTGATGTCCAGATCGATAAAGCTTCCGTCTCGATCATCCATGTTCAACTGTCGGAGGTGGAACTTATTGTTCCGAACCTCAACGATCAGACCACCCATGAAGTGGTGGAATGCGCCAATCTTCCCAGCCTTTGAATCGGTGTAATTGGGAAGGGTGCAGATACCGGTCGTTGTCAGAATCTTTGGGTATCGACCGGTAGGTACAGGTACCGTTTTGAACTGCATCTTGGGATGTCCAATGATGCAGCTTTCAGCACCCGTCAGCGACTCAAAGCCAGTCAGAGGTGAGCTCGCTGTGGGTTGGGTCTTCACATCGGCAGCCAAGATCAGATGCTTGGCTAATTTCTTCCGGACATTATGCAGGTAGGGTCTAACTTCTGGAGCCCACCATTCATGTTCTTTTTGAAGTTTGGACCAATGAGACGTAGGGTTCTTGTACCGGAGCGGGATGACGATCAACTCAGCTTGGTAATACTCAGCGGCTCTTTTCAATGAAGCAAAAAAATCAATATGCACAGGAGTCGCGTTTTGCGCTGCTGTGATGATGAATCGTTCGCCCCGTAGCGGTCTGAAGAACCGCTTAGCTTTCATGTCCAACCTCGTTGGTCAAACTTCGTCTGGAGATTGGTATCACCAACGTGACCATCACCACTCACCAGTTCATCGAAACGACTCTTGTGCTGAGCAGCGGCTGCAACGGACTCAGCAGTCAGTATGTTTGCGTGCATTTTCCAACCGATGTACGCAGTCAGAGCTTCGATGAACTCATCAGGGAGCTCGATCTCCTGCTCAAGGTCGGTCTCATCGTTGATCCGAGTGAGCTCTTCATGTCGGAGCTGGTACGTGATCTGATGTTCTCCAGTCACGGTCGCAGGGATGTGGAGAGTACGGTTCTTGGAGACGTAGATCCGGCCAGTAATGGCCTCACTACCGATCTCGAGCGGCTGACCGTAGGCCGTAACCAAGGACAGCACGTTGATCGCAAGCTCTGGAAAAGCTTGGTCCACGACAACACCAGTCAGATTGACGATCTCATCGGACTGGCTGAGCGGGAACTTGGTGTGAAGTCGGAGAAGACCTTCGTTGATGAAATGAACGACTTGATTACGTCGGTCTTTCTTGATCGTTCCGGTAGCGTCAACCGCAGCGGTGAGGTTACTCAATTCACCGTAAGACAACTTTCGGAACAACTCTTCGACCGTCATTGGTTTAACCCTTTACACAATGTATGAAGACAATGGATTAACTTGTTTGACCGCAGGTTCTTCCCAACGTTCATCTTCGGACGACCCTGGTACGTTATCAGAGGGTTTCCAGGGCTTCAAGTATCCTAGCATGGAAATTGTATCAATGCAGTCATCTTTTCCTTTGAGACCATCTGAGGTAGCTAGTCTCAATTCCTGCATATATTCTCCCATCAACACCGAGGTCTTGAGTTCTTGTGGAAAGTAGACCTTTCCTGCTTTGAACCAAGGAACAACAAGATTCAGACGGGCGAGTTTGTCTGTCATGGGACGAATACCAGGTTCATTGTTTTTCTCTGAAGAAGCAAAATTGAACCAGATATTACGAGTCATCATCTCAGTCTGAAGAGTTGTGATGAAAGCCTTCTGCTGACCAGTGACTTCAATCCCAACATGTTGAGGTTTGTATTCAGATACAAACTTGAACAACTCATTCCAGGTTTGATCGATCAATTTACGATGAACAATACCGTCTACCCAGAACCAATCACCATTGGCGTTGTAAGCCCACACACTGATCACCGATCGGTCAGCTCGCTGCTTTGCCGAAACTGCGATGTCTGTGGTGATATAGAAATTATAACTACTTTTAGTTTCCAGTAGCTTGGTACGAGGATACCAACGGATTTCCTCATCCTGGATCAGGCGGTTTTCATCGGAGGTGATTCGAAGCATGAGCTCTTGATTGAAAGCAGCGACCTTTCCAGTCGCTATCGCCATCTCGTACTGAGCTTTGATGTAGTCGTAGGTGAAACGATCGGACCAAGCACCTTTGAATTCAGCCTCAGTACAAGGAAATTTCTCACATACCGGCCACACGTTCACATCCCAACCACCAGATTCAACCGCTTCGATGAGGATGTCCTCTTTGTTAAAGGGTGTTCCGTTGAAGATCATCTTCCTACGCACTGGATCAAGAGCGTGGTTTACGCCTTTGTAGACGGTGTTCTTGATCGCGATCATTGCGGCCTTCGAATTCGCATCTTCATCGTTGACCAAGTCATCGAGCACTGCAAGTACAGGACGTTTGCCGAAGATTTTGGTACCTCGGATACCGGTTTTTGCACCGAAGAGTTTGATGCCTAGCTTCAATCCATCTTTATTCCCGAATTCGATGTAGTTGTCGGTGAAGTGTGCGTGAGGCAACCAGGTTTGTAGAAAGTCTGAGTTGTTGTAGCGGAACTCGATGTTCTTACGGGCAGATTTGACACCGTTTTCCATAGAGTCTGAGACATAGATCATAGCCTCAACTCGACCAAAGCCAGGCAAGTAGCCAAAAACCGCAATGAACAAGGACATGTACTCCATGAACAACGTGGTCTTTGCAGCACCTCGGAAGCAGAGATTTGCGATGTACGGGCTTTTGCCTGCTACCTTGTCGAGCATCGCAAGATGAACAGGAGGAGTCTTGTGGCTTTCGCCTTGAGCCCCATTCACGAGCTTGATGAAATTCATGAAGATGAGGGCAAATTCAGAAGGAACGTATTCGCTCGAGTTTAGGATTGAGTAATCAACTTCATTCAACCATTTATCGAGCTCTTGCTTCTTTAACGTCATACGATCTCCCGGTGAACCCAGATTATATCGTCAGATCCTAGACGAGGTTCAGGAAAACACCAACATTCTTCGGAACACGTATGTTGAAGTGATCCGTAAGGAACTATGTGAATGTGATCCTTGGTACTGCCAAGGCATGAACATTCAACATGAAGCATGAATGCAGCATCGCAGCAAGATTGATGAACTGTTTTCCCATCCCATACCCAGTTCATTTGTCTACCGTTTCAGCATCGATAATCGTCTGACCAGCGATCTCTTTGGTTGAAGCACCCTTCTCGATCATCGTCTGCTGTTGCTTTGCCAGCTTGACGAGTGCATCCCGCAGCTCATTGACGCCGGAAGTCTCACGCATGTCAATGTTGACAGAAGGCAGTGTTTCTTTGGGCCTAGCCAAGTGCGTAAGCAAGCTATTGGCTGCCATCTGTTGCACCATTTCACTCTTTGCACCAATCATCAGACGAGCTTGGGTATTGATTGCTTTCTGATACACATCCTGGTTAAGAACCCAGGTTGGAATTAAAGTTTGTTCCAAAATTAGATTGACCAACTTACCTTTTGCATACATAGATACATATGCAGATATCTCTTGCGGATCAGCTCCGCGTGCCATCAGAGCAGCATACCGTTGAGGGAATGCTCGTACATAGGCATCTAGGTTGGAGTAGTTCATGAGCTTATAGCTCACGAATTTCACTGCATTCAAGTAATCTTCTGTCTTGAATCGACCTTCAATGAGTACCTTACTATAAGTAAGGAAATTCTCACGTATGGCTTCAGCCATTTCCGGATCTTTGGCTACATTGTTTAGCTGGTCTACCAACTCCTGGGTAGCAGCTTTCTTCAGGTTGGCTGGAAGGGCTCGAGCGACCAAGTCTACGGTGAGCATGGTAGTTGACTCCTAGAAGGGTATCTAGGTAGTCTATAGCGCACTTCGACCCAGACTTTCAAATTCCCCCTATTCATAAGGGAGGGAAAATGGGGAGAGTGTGTCCTCAATCCGAACCAACCAACCAGGAGGCCACTCATGAAATGGCCAGATCCAAGACCATGGATTCCTGTAGACGCACCCATCCAGAATGAAATGGGTAACCGTCGAGCTGATTTTCTTCGAACTGTGCTCGAGCAGTTTCAGGTGACCAAGTCTCCTCGGTATCTTCCTCAAGACGGGAAGACCTACTGCAACATCTACGTGTGGGACTGCACCCGAGCTCTGAAGTGTGAGATTCCTCACTGGCTTGATGACAAGCCAAAGCGTCGTGAGCTCAATGCCAATGCCACTTGCGACTGGCTTGAGATTGTGGGATTACAAGCAGACTGGTGGAAGACCAACCGAGCATCCGCTACTTTGCGAGCTAATGCTGGATTCCCAGTCGTTGCCACTTGGAAGAATCCCAACCCCAAGCACAGTGGTCATGTCGCCATGCTGGTGCCCAGCCAAGGCCCCACTCGAATCGCTCAAGCAGGAAAGTACAACCTCTTCGATGCACCTCTCTCGAAAGGCTTCGGAAGCTATACGGACGAAGTGTTGTTCTGGACGCATCAGTAAGTTAACGAGGAATAACTTAACGCAGTACGAACCAAGGAGTAGTACATGGCAGATGATACTCAGCAGGAACCAATTCTGAAGTTCTTCAAGTTTGACCATCTCCCACCGCATCTTCAGGTGGTATCTTCACGATTCTGGGACCTAGCCTGTCAGATCGTTGATAACCTTCCTCGCAACGCGGAACGGTCGGTTGCTCTTCGCAAGCTGCTCGAGTCGAAGGATGCAGCAGTCAGGGCTCTGATTCCATGAATCGCCCTATCATCGCAGTAGACATTGACGAGGTCTGCGCTGATCTCCTTGATGAGTGGGTTCGTCGCTACAACAAGAAATACAAGGATGAATTGAAGGTCGAGTCCATCACAACCTGGGATATTGTGAATTTCGTGAAACCAGAGTGTGGAAAGGACATCTACAATCTTCTCAAGGATCCTCACTTCTACGATTCAGTTCAGCCATTCTCTGATGCTCTTCGTGCAATCGAAGATCTACGAGAACTCGGTCGAGTCGTATACGTGACCACTTGTGCTCCTGGAACCATGGACCAGAAGTTCTTCTGGCTTCAGCGTCATGGCTTCCTTCCTGACACCAGCTCAGCCATCAACGACTACATCCCTTGCAAGGACAAATGGCTGGTGAATGCTGACATCCTGTTGGATGACGGAATCCACAATGTTGAACCATTTCCCAAAGCAGCCCTCTTGGTTCAACATACCCACAACATGACAACTCAATGCAGTAAACCTCGGATTCCTGGCATGGGTATCCGACATGCCCCGGCTGCTGTGTCCAAAGCTCTTGAATCCAAGAAGTACATCGGGGAAGGTATGTAAGACCTTCTTCTTAAAATAAAACTTCAATCGAATCCCTCCAGAGAAATCTGGGGGGATTTTTTATTGTCCCGATAGTCAGCAATTTATTAGAATATTGAAGGTATCAAAAAAGTTCGTAATTATGTGGTGGAGCAGTGTGACAATCCCACACCACACCGGGTACCAGATCTACCCCCCCGGTATCCCCACTCTCATTTCACTGGCACCCCCACGTCTTCACACCGTTGAGCTCGAGCTGTCATGTCTTCTCTCGCGGCTGCGCCGCTTCTGGCATCCAGACGTGGAATGCCTGGGCTATTAGCCCATCACCCGAATCGGAGAAGAGAACATGAATCCATCACAGTTGAACTCGAAGAGCTGG